AGGGGATCCCGCCGTCGGTGTCCTATGATTTAACATAGTGACAACCCAGCGTATTTGTCATCTTATGAAATGACGCGCGCATCCTAACCCTTATGTTCAAAATTAGAGGTTCTCAGCATAGAGAAAACTTTATAACTGCTCTTAAGCCGGTCACAAAGTCATTCTATTGTGAGTCACTAATGGGAACACAATTCTCATCTAGTTATCATAGTAAATGATATTTATTACCGCTTTTAAGCCTCTAATAAAGATCTAATTATTACGACGTAAGATAAGAAATTAGGTTGAGATGGTATCTATAACGGTACTTGATTATCCTTCGTACCTTATCTCTCTCATAGGAAAAATCGATCCTATAAGGGATATCGGGCAGCTTAGGTCTCAAGGCCTCACGGGTACCCATGACTCCTGTTAGAAACAGATCTTTGTAGTCTTTTTCAAGACTGCGAATACTGTACTGACGGGACTCTTGGAATACATCTTTAACTCTTTCTACGGAGACGGGACATTGGTCAATCAACTCTGGATTGTATTTGTCAAAGTACAATTCAAAATCGGACACTACTTGAGGAATTATCCTCTTGTACTCCGTGATCTCACTGGTCATTTGTTGTCGCATAACCACTCTTGCTAAGTCAGTAAGCACTTTAACATGCTCATCTGATATATGCTTGAACTGGCTGTGACACCAAGATCTGCCCAGGATGTGACAGAGAAATCTGTAGCCACATCTAGGCGAGATGTTAGTTCCGAAAGGAACCAACATGATCAAGTTGATCTCCTTAACCTTTTTGGAAGATACTTTTAAGTACTTACAAAAAGATTTTGGAAGACTCGGGTTTATGTTGTAACCGCGGTCAATGAGGTTTCTATAGGTGATAGAGAACATATAAGGGTCATTTCTATTTGCATACAATGCATTTAGATAGACACCTGTTATTTCTTTACCATTTAAGAAATATCGCTTAGCGAACTCAAATCCAATGTTTGAAAAATCATTGGTATAAGGAACTCTAAGTTGGTCAAGGTAAGACAGGTACTTGTTGTAAGCTATCTCATCAAAGATGACGATGTCATCTCCAAGGATAAGGTACTTTCCTTTTGCTTGAGATCTGCTACCAAACGCATTCCAGACAAGGAT